CGCCGGTCGCTCTCGCGTGTGGTGGGCTCCCTCCGTCGGTGAGCAGGTGTTATTGCTGGCCATCGGCGGCGAGCTCGATACCGCTTTTGTGCTGCCGGGCATTTTCTCTGATGACCATCCCGCGCCGTCTGCCTCGCCCGATGCGATTCATGTCGCCTTTCCAGACGGGGCGGTAATCGAGTACGAGCCCGAAATCGGGGCGCTCACCGTGTCCGGTATCAAAACCGCCGACGTCACCGCGTCGGATTCCATTACGGCCACCGTGCCGGTGGTGCTGGTGAAAGCCGAAACCCGCATCACGCTCGATACGCCCGAGGTGGTATGCACCAACAAGCTGACGACCGGCACGCTCGAAGTGCAGAAAGGCGGGAAGATGTCCGGGAACATCGAGCACACCGGCGGGGCATTTACCTCAAACGGCGTGCAGGTGGATGACCACGACCACGGCGGCGTCGAACGGGGCGGAAGCTGGACGGAGGGTACTAAATGACGGTGCGTTATCTGGGAATGAACAGCCAGACCGGCCTCAGTATCTCGGAGGTCGAGCATATCAGGCAAAGCGTGCGCGACATTCTGGTCACGCCGATAGGCTCGCGCGTCATGCGCCGTGAATACGGCTCGCTCCTGTCGGCTCTGATTGACCAGCCGCAGACCAGGGCGCTGCGCCTGCAGATTATGGCCGCGAGTTATTCCGCGATCCAGAAATGGGAGCCCCGCGTCAGCCTGACAAGCATCACTTTTGAGCGGTCGGAGGATGACGGCGGGCTGTATGTCGACATCACCGGCACGCGCGCGGCCAGCGGCCAGCCCTTTTCCCTCACCATTCCACTGAGTTAAACGCTATGGCAATTGTTGACCTGAACCAGCTCGCCGCGCCCGATGTCGTGGAAGTGCTGGATTATGAGAGCATCCTGAGCGAACGCAAGGCAACGCTCGTCTCGTTATACCCCGAAGAACAACAGGAGGCCGTCGCGCGCACCCTGACGCTCGAATCAGAGCCGATTGTTAAGCTGCTGCAGGAAAACGCCTACCGGGAAGTTATCTGGCGACAGCGCGTCAACGAGGCCGCGCGTGCGGTCATGCTGGCGTATGCAGAAGATGCCGACCTTGACCAGATAGGCGGAAATTATAACGTCGAGCGCCTCGTCATCACGCCTGCAGACGACACGACGTTTCCGCCCACGTCAGCCGTGATGGAATCGGACACCGACTACCGCCTGCGCATTCAACAGGCCTTTGAGGGGCTGAGTACCGCCGGGTCAACCGGCGCATACCAGTTTCATGGCCGCAGCGCTGACGGGCGTGTCGCGGATATTTCCGTCATCAGCCCCGAGCCTGCGTGTGTGACCGTGTCTGTGCTGTCGCGTGAAAATAACGGCGTGGCTTCTGACGAACTGCTCGCCATCGTGCGCACTGCGCTTAACGACGAGGACGTCCGGCCGGTGGCCGACCGCGTGACCGTGCAGTCAGCGAAAATTGTCGATTATAAAATCACCGCGTCGCTTTACCTTTACCCAGGTCCCGAAAGTGAGCCGGTGCTCAGTGCGGCAAAAGCAAAGCTGCAGGCGTATATCACCGCGCAGCACCGCCTCGGGCGTGACATCCGTAAATCAGCCATCTATGCGGCGCTCCACGTCGAGGGGGTGCAGCGCGTCGAGCTGGCCGCGCCGGTGGCCGACATCGTGCTCGATGACACGCAGGCGTCATGGTGCACCGAGTACAGCGTCACCATAGGGGGCAATGATGAATGACACCCGCCTGTTGCCGGTGGGCTCCTCGCCGCTGGAGGTTGCCGCCGCGCGCGCCTGCGCTGAAATCGAAAACACCCCCGTTCCCCTGCGCCGTCTCTGGAGCCCTGACGACTGCCCGGCAAACCTGCTGCCGTGGCTGGCGTGGGCGTTTTCCGTTGACCGCTGGGATGAGAGCTGGCCGGAGGCCACAAAGCGGGATGTGATCCGTGCGGCGTGGTTTATCCATGCGCACAAAGGAACCATTGGGGCGGTGCGCCGCGTGGTGGAGCCGCTCGGCTATCTGATTAACGTTACTGAGTGGTGGGAGACCAACGACCCACCCGGCACGTTTCGCCTCGATATCGGTGTGCTGGAGACCGGCATCACCGAGGAAATGTATTACGAGATGGAGCGGCTCATTGCCGATGCAAAGCCAGCCAGCCGCCACCTTATCGGCCTCAATATCATTCAGGACATCCCCGGCTACCTCTACACCGGAGCCCTGACCTATGACGGCGACATCATCACGGTTTATCCCGGATAAGTGAGAGAACAATGACAGTGAAATATAAAACGGTCATCACCAAAGCCGGTGCGATTAAGCTGGCCGCAGCGACCGTCCCGAACGGGAAAAAAGTGAATTTTACGGCGATGGCCATCGGTGACGGTGGCGGCACTTTGCCGGTGCCTGACCCAAACCAGACGAAACTCGTTAATGAGGTCTGGCGTCATGCCCTGAACAAAATCAGCCAGGACAGGAAAAACAAAAATTATGTCGTGGCGGAGCTGCTTATCCCGCCTGAAACAGGCGGTTTCTGGATGCGTGAAATGGGTCTCTATGATGACACCGGCACGCTGATTGCGATCGGCAACATGGCGGAAAGCTATAAGCCCGCGCTGGCGGAAGGCTCAGGCCGCGCGCAGACCGTGCGTATGGTCATCATGGTAAGCGACATCGAGTCGGTCGAGCTGACGATTGACACCTCAACGGTCATGGCAACGCAGGACTATGTCGACGACAAGCTCGCAGAACATGAGCAGTCCCGCCGCCATCCTGACGCCACGCTCACCGCAAAGGGATTCACTCAGTTAAGCAGTGCGACCGACAGCGCGTCTGAGAGCATCGCAGCGACGCCGAAAGCGGTTAAGGCGGCGTATGACCTTGCGAAAGGGAAATACACGGCTCAGGACGCCACCACGGCGCAAAAGGGTATTGTCCAGCTCAGCAGTTCGACCGACAGCACGTCTGAGAGCGTCGCGGCGACACCGAAAGCGGTTAAGGTGATCAACGATGACCTGAATGCGGTTAAAAAAATGCTTGGTACCGCTGCCGCTGCTGATGCCGCCACCTCGGACACAGATACGACGCCTAAACGTCTGGTTCCTGTGGGCTGGATGGGGTTAGGTGCGGTGTCGGGGGTGAGTTTTACTGACGCAAATCATCCAAACTATAACTGTTACTTCCGCATGAATGCACAGGGGTTACATGGTCCGGTCGCGGGCGCACCTGCAAACATTCATCAGTTTCAATACGATGCTAATGCAGGTCAGCAAATCGGCTACCGTGCCGGCGTGGTCAATGCTGCAATGTATCATCGTTCGAAAGTGAATGCCGCGTGGGGAAACTGGTTACAGGTGTTTGATACTGAGCATCCGCCGACACCGGAGCAGGTCGGGGCATTTCCAAACTCAGGCAGTTTGTTAAGCAGTATTTTTGATATCAAATCCAGCAATCTACATGCCGCGCTTGGAAGTGGGGCTCAGGATGCGACTGCCGGAATGCCTGAAAATTCGGGCAACACCCGATTTGCTGTCTTAGCGACCCTTGTTTACACCGGTCAATTCTGGGTCACGTTAATCTCACGCGATCAGAATTACACCGGGCTGGTTAATACCACCCAAAAAACGGTTACGTGGACGCAGGTTTATAATACTGCTAACAAACCCGCCGCGTCAGATGTCGATGCGGTGTCAGCATCTGACGGAGGAGCCTTTAAAAAAGAGGTGTCCTTCCAGGCTGGCCTGAATGTTCGGAGTTCAACAGGTATCTACGCCGGTAACGATGCGGCTGGCTTTGTCAGTAACAACATGATGCTTAAATCGTGGTATGGCATCGGTTTTTACTGCACGCTGGCAGGAGGCGAAGGGCTGACGGGGTATATCAATACCCGTAACGGTCAGCTCGAAATGAAAGGCCAGATTATCCCCGGTAATTATTCAAATTTTGACGGACGTTACTATACCAAAACATTAGCAGATGAAAGATTTCAGCCTAAGGGCAGTTACACCCCGGCTGGTCAGGCTTATACCAAAGCGGAGAGCGACGGGCGTTATCAAAAAATAAATACAGCCTCAAAAGCGGCTAATGGCTGGTTTAAGGATACCAATACGGGGTTGATTATTCAGTGGGGGTCGGGATCGACGCTTAACAGTGCATTCTCGTTGCCTGTCGCGTTTCCTAATGCCTGCCTGTCAACGCAAATCACAGACCGAGGTAACGGAAGAAAAGCATTTTCCGGCATGGCATCTCAGACCACTTTAACGGTTTGGGGGGATGCTTCAAACCCGACTTATTCATGGCTTGCTGTAGGATACTGATATGAGCGAAATGTATTTTTATAGTGCTGAGAAAAACGGTTTTTATGCGGGTTCCATGCAGGCCGATTATAAGCGCGTGGGGAAATGGCCGATCGATGCGGTAGAAATCTCTGAACGCTGGTATTCATATTTGCTGGAAGGGCAGACGGAGGGAAAAATAGTCGCACCTGATGAATATAACCAGCCGGTGCTCGTTAACCCGCCAGAGCCAACGCAGGCAGATCTCATTAGCCAGGCGGAAGAAAAAAAAGCTGAGCTTATGGTCACAGCCAGCGCAGCTATTGCCCCGCTGGAGGATGCCAACGATCTCGGTATTGCCACCGACGATGAAAAAGAAGCGCTTACCCGCTGGAAGCGTTACCGGGTGATGTTAAACCGCCTCGACCTCAGTGCAGCACCCGCAATAGAATGGCCTGAATTACCTGCCTGACCTGAGCCCTCCACCCGGAGGGCTTTTGTTTGTTGTCTCATTCCCCCGCCAACGGCATTGCATCGCACCCGCGCAGCACACAACAGAAAATAGTTGCACCCCTTAACCACGGAGTTAAACAGATGGGCGACTATCATCACGGCGTCGAGGTCTTCGAGATTAACGATGGCACGCGCACCATTTCCACCGTCTCGACGGCCATCATCGGCATGGTCTGCACGGCCAGCGATGCGGACGAAAAGACATTTCCACTCAATGAGCCGGTGCTGATTACCAGCGTGCAAAACGCCATCGGTAAAGCCGGTAAACTTGGCACCCTGTCAAAATCCCTGCAGGCCATTGCCGACCAGTGCAAACCGGTCGTTGTGGTTGTGCGCGTTGCCGAAGGTATCGACGATCCGGAAGACCCGGAAGCGGCGCAGAAAGAGACCATTTCCAACATCATCGGCACCACCGACGAAAACGGCAAATACACCGGGCTTAAGGCGCTGCTGACTGCAAAAACCGTCACCGGCGTCAAGCCGCGCATTCTCGGCGTGCCGGGGCTGGATTCTCTGGAAGTGGCGACCGCGCTCGCGGCGACCTGTCAGAGCCTGCGCGCGTTTGGCTATATCAGCGCATGGGGCTGCAAGACCATTTCTGAAGCCATTGCCTACCGCGAGAATTTCAGCCAGCGCGAGCTGATGGTCATTCACCCTGATTTTCTGGCATGGGACACCACGGCGAACGATACCGATATTGCATGGGCGACCGCCCGCGCGCTCGGCCTGCGCGCCAAAATCGACCAGGAGACCGGCTGGCACAAAACGCTCTCTAACGTCGGCGTGAATGGCGTCACCGGCGTCAGCGCCTCGGTGTCATGGGATTTGCAGGAGCAGGCCACCGACGCAAACCTGCTTAATCAGGCCGGTGTCACCACGCTTATTCGTAACGACGGCTTTAAATTCTGGGGTAACCGTACCTGCTCAGATGACCCGCTTTTCCTGTTTGAAAACTACACCCGCACGGCGCAGGTGCTTGCCGACACGATGGCGGAGGCGCACGCGTGGGCGATTGATAAACCCGTCACCGCAACGCTTATCCGCGACATCGTCGCCGGTATCAATGCCAAATTCCGCGAGCTGAAAAACAACGGCTATATTGTTGACGGCTCCTGCTGGTACGACCCGGAGTCAAACAGCGTGGAAACGCTCAAGGTGGGGAAACTGTATATCGATTACGACTACACCCCCGTCCCGCCGCTGGAAAACCTGACCCTGCGCCAGCGCATCACCGATACCTATCTGGCGAACCTGTCAGACTCGGTCAACAGCTAAGGAGCCCAGAGCATGGCGTTACCACGCAAACTGAAATACCTGAACATGTTTAACGACGGTCTCAGCTATATGGGCGTCGTTGAATCCGTCACCCTGCCAAAGCTGACCCGCAAGCTTGAGAAATACCGCGGCGGCGGGATGCCGGGCCCGGTGTCGATTGACCTCGGCCTCGATGACGACGCGCTGTCGCTTGAGTGGACGCTGGGCGGCCTGCCTGACGTCGAGTTGTGGGCGCAGTACGCGTCACCGGGCGCGGATAGCGTGCCGCTGCGCTTCACCGGCTCATTCCAGCGCGATGACACCGGCGCAATTTCCGCCGTTGAAGTGGTCATGCGTGGCCGTCACAAGGAGTACGACGGCGGCGAGAACAAACAGGGCGAAAGCGGCACGACCAAAATCGCGACCGAGTGCTCGTACTACCAGCTCACGATCGACGGCAAAGAGGTCATC